ATAATAGATAAGGCCCTTGGATTATCGCCAGCTATAGTATCAGCTGTCAACTGCCTTGTAAGGAGTTCAAATAAAATTCCAGTATTCTTGTACTTAGAATGTTTTACTTTCATTGTTTGTGTATAAATTGCAATTTATCTATATATAAATATAAACTTTTTCCTAAGACTTAATATTTTTCTCAGATAAAAGTCCGTTTTCTTCTTTTTCGTTTAATATTTTTTTATTTTTGAAACGTTTTTGAAGAGATTTTTTAATAGTTTGTGCTTCAAATGTAGAAACTTTGTTACCATCTGAAGGTTTTTCGGGTTTAGCAGCAGATAATCCTCCTTTACCTAATGGGTCTCTACTAAAGTTACTTTTATCAGAGCCATATTTAGTTGGATCAATTACAGGTCGTCCTGGTTCTTTTTCATCATATCCTGATGGTACTTGAGCTGGGCCCACTGCTTTGTCTCTTTTATTACCATACAACGAAGCTAAATCATGAGGTGTACCATATGACATACCTGATTCTGTTGGGTCATTTCCTTCATTTTCAATTTGTGAAACTCTAAATTTATGTAAAGCGTCTTCAATTTGATTTTCTTGTTCTCCCTCATATTCGTCTGGGGATAAACCATATATATTTTCCATAACCCAATCTTTAGAAAATAATCCTTTATCTAACATATCACCAGCTACTGTAGTTTTAGCTGTAAATAATTCTACTTTTTCTTGTTCATATATAATTGATGGTGTAGTTAATTCTAAAGAAAAGTCAACTAATTGCTCATCAGTAAAACCTTGTGAATATAAATGTACTAATGCTATTTTAGTTAATTCTGACTCTACAATTCTTTGAACACGTTCAACTGTACGAGCGAATCTAACATCCATACCCGCTAATGTTGATTTACCTTCTACTCCTTCATCATAACCTAAATATGGTTTAGGGATTTTTAAAGCAGCCATCATTTTAGATTTTAGATACTCTATATCTTGAGTACCATCATAATCTAAACCTTTTGTAGTTTCAATACGAGTTGCATTATCATTACCTCTTACTGGTATGTAAAAGTCTTCAGTAATGTTTTGCATGTTGTATTTCAAGTTGTAGTCACCTGTGTTTTGATCTATGTAAGGTGTTTTTTTCATTTTATTAATAGTCTCACCCATAAACTGTTCTACTTGTTCTGGTGGGATAGCTCCTACATTAATGTAGAATGTTCTTTTTTCAGGTGCTCTCATAATTCTATGAATTAACATAGCATCTTCCATTAACATCAATTGTTTAAATACTTTACGAGCTGGTTCTAAATAAGCTCTACCATAAGGAAGATAATTAGAATCTGTAAGTAATCTAAAATGAGCGACTTCATAATTTTCTAATTGATATTGATCTCTTCTAATTGTATTAGTAGCACCTGAAGCTAAACCATTTGGGTCAAGTGTAAATCTAGTGTAAGATGGATTTTCGGGATCTGTTCCTTCTTCTCTTACTACTTCATATACTGACATTGGTATAACATTATACACACCAAACTTTTCAGATACTTCTAATTTAAGATAAAAATCACCATACTTACACATATTTCTAATCCATGTAGATAAATTAAATTCTACATTTAAAACATCATAAAATAAATTATGTAATACTTTTCTAATGTTTTCATCCGATGAATTAATATTTAATACTTGTCCATACTCATTTCTTGAAGTAGTTTCATCAGACATAATATCAAGTGCAGCTGCAATAATAGGGTCATGATCCATAGCTTCATAATCACTATAAAGCTGTAGTCGCATTGACTGATAATTAAGTGTTGGGTTGTATTGTAATGATGATCCAACAGGTTTGTGTAAACGTGTAAATCTATCATATAATGAATTTGTAGCTAGATTTCCATATTTTTGGATTCTAGCAGTGTCCATTACTTTGAGTCTTTTTCCTCCTATGTTTCTTATAATTACATCACTTGAAAATAAACGTTGTAATCTTGAAAATAAACTAGTATCTGCCATTCTTTTTTGTTTGTTATAAATATGTTAAAGAAGCCAAGTCAAATCTTGCTGTCCAAAGTCTCCCATATCTTGGGTCCAACCTGCGTCTTTTTTACTTACCCCACCTGTGTATACACCTGGTGAGCTTTTTCCTAAATTTCTTAATGTAGCTCTTGTTAAATCTATTCCTTGTTGAGCAAATTTTAATGCTGTGTCTCTTACGTAACACCCAGTTGCTAAAGACATAACTAAATCATCATTATATCCTGTTTGTGCTTCTGCTCTTCCATTTTTCCAAATAAAAGTACGAAGTTCTTCCATTGTTCTTTGTCCTTGGATTATTACTGACTTTTCTCTCATGTAAGCATCTAACTTACCTATAGTTAAAGGTCTTGTTTTCATACTCATTGTAAAACCAGGAACCATTTTTGATGTGTCAGTTATATCATACCCCTTAGCTAAAAATGCTTCAGCATTTGTTGCTGCGTCACCTTTGGGTGAATAATATAAATTTTGATAACCTTTATCAATTACAATTTGAATTGTATTCCAACCTATATTAGCATTTTCAATTACAAGTAATGCATTATTATATTCAGTCGCAATTGCAACTAACATATGACCAAATTCTTTAGTACCAATTTGACTTTTAAATTCACCAATTTGTTTTGCTTCTTCAATGTCAATAATGTGAAAAGCAGAATAATCTTTACTGTCACCTCTAGCTACATCGGCTACAATTAAATATTTTCTTGTATAATCTGGATATTCCCAAATATGTAAACTACCATCTATACCTCTTTTTTCTACAGGTTCACATATGAATGTTTTTTCATAGTAAGATAAAAGATCAACATCAAATACTGTATTACCAGAAGTTGTAAAATCACAATCACATTCTTGTGCCGCCATTCTAGGACCTAATTCATCATCTTGTTTTGATCTCCATTCTTCATTTCTTTCTGGGTGAACTGTCCAAGGTAATCTAATTGGTATGAAACCATTTTGGTTTTCTTGAGCTTTAACCCACATTCTATGGAAAAAGTTACCTGTACCATTTGGTGTAGATAATACAATTGCTCTACCACCCGTTGACAGTGTTTGTTGTGACGAACCCCAAATGTCTTCTATTCTATTTTCTTCAATAAAAGCAGCTTCATCAATGATCAACAAAGAAATTGCTTCTGATCTACCAGCATCACTTGCTGCTGATACTGCTTTAATTTGAGAACCATTTTTTAGCCGTAGTGCTAATTTGTTTTTTTCAACAAAACCAATTTGTAACCAGGAAGGTAAATTATCATACATAAATTTTACCTTAGTTACTAAGTTTTTTGCTGTGTCTTGTTTAGTTGCAACAACTAATATAGCTTTATCTCTTTGAAAAACCATCATCCATAATGCTATACCTGCGGATAATGTTGAAATACCTAACTGTCTTGATTTTAAAATGATACTTCTATCGTTCTTTTGAAGTAATTTTAATGTAGCTTCTTGAAAGGGATAAAGGTTAAATTGAACACGACCTCTGGTTGGGTGTTGAATGTAACAATATTTTCTCATAAAGTAGACTGGGTCCTTAGCACATTTAACGTACTCTTGCTTTATGATTTGTTTTATATTAGTGTTAGCCATATGGTTATACGTATAGTATTTATTAATCCATATATGATCCTATCCCAGTACTGTATAGTACTTGAGCTATACGTTCTTCAGTTGTACCACTAATGGTTATAGCTTTTTTTCCACAATGCATGTTTATAATTGATCTTATTTCTCTATCAATAGCCATTCTATATTCAGCATCTGTTTCTCTAACACCATTATCTTCTATTTTTACACCTTTAGGTGAAACATAAAATAAATAATCATATTCTTGTATTAAATGAAATAATGCTGAGCTTAAATGGTGCTTTTCATAATCTTGCATTGATGTAGATAATTTAGAAAAAGCTATAACATCAATAATTGTTCTATCTGTTATAATTTTTTCTTGCATTAATTCAGCTGCTCTTTCAGCCGCAAATACTAATTGCCCTTTATAAGTACTATCTGTATTTAATGGTATACCCATCTCCATAAGGTATTTTGAACGTTCTGTTCTAAAAGTATAATCCTTAAATTCAGGTAATTCCTTTAATGCCTTTACTAGTGTAGTTTTTCCTACACTCATTGTACCACAAAATCCTATTTTCATATCTTAATTTCTATAAGTGTGTCCTTTTGGAGCTGGTTTTTTATACCAAGGTAAACCTTCTTTACCTTTCATTATTTCATTCCAATCATCAAAAGTATACTCAATACCATTTAAATAGTATTCTTTTCTTCTTTGTTCTTTATTAATTAAAGCAGGACCATCTTCACTGTGAAATACTGCTCTATTTCCAAAG